CCCAATCTTTTTTCGCCAGTTAATAAATATCTGGCGATTTTTATGACTGGTTACAGAAGTAATAGAAACAAGTTTAAGCAGTTCTTCATCATCAGGAACTTTATAATAACGAATACCATCGATAGTTTCCCTTTCAAGTTTTGGAAGATTTACATCTATATGTGTAAATCTTCCTTGCTTAGTAACTTCAGGATGCAACTCATAATATTTTTCAATTAACGGATTCGACATTAAAAACCTGCTTCTAGTTTTGCAATAATATATTCCTTGACAAGTCCAGAACGAACAATATCATCAACACCAAACTCTATTATATCAATAGATGGCATTTTACGCAAGATGCTCATAAAATCAACAATTCCATTACGGTCATTAGTCTTTTGTAGGTCTGACTGAGTAGCATCACCACAAAACATAATTTTAGAGTTCTCACCAACACGAGTAATAATAGAATCTAATTCGTGGCTCGTACAGTTTTGGAACTCATCTACGATAATAATTGAATTATCAAGAGTGGTTCCTCTTAAGAATGAGGTACTCCAGAACTTAATGGTCTCCTGAGACTTAAGATTACCATAGAGCATCTCAAACTCAGCATCAGAAGGCATCTGGAACATATACTTCACCATATTCTTATAAGGAATCTGGTAGATGTCCGACTTATCCTCATAGGAACCAGGAAGGAAACCAATCTCCCTTGTGGCAACTAAAGAACGAACCAGATAGATTTTCTCATAGGGAGTTCTTTCATCTAGAACTTCACGAAGAGCATTATAAAGAGTAATGAAAGTCTTACCAGTTCCTGCACATCCATAGGCAACAAGGTGTTTTCCTTTGGCATATGCATCAAAAAGTTTTCTCTGATTGTCTGTAAGTGGGTCAATATCTAATAGATATTCACTTCCGAGTGCCTTCTTCCTTTTCATCTGACGGGTTGTAAGACCAACACCGATTGGTTGGTCATTCGTCGTTCTTTTTCTTCTTGCCATATTAGAGTTTCTTTACGGTTGATTTTGGGGCTTTGCTTGCTTTCTCTAAAACCTCATTCCATCCAGGATTTCTTGCAATTAATTTGTCCCTCCACTCACCAACCTCTCCTGGTGAAGCACATCCTTGTGACCAATCACGGGACCAAGGTTTATTATTTTCATACCAATCCATAATATCATGGACACTCATTTCAATAACTTTTTTTTCACCCGTTTCCGGATTATAAACTGGATATATTGCCATTAAACCAATCTCCATCCTTTATGTTGTTGTTGTCTTCCTCTACGCAAATCATATATGCAAGAGGGTTTTAAATTGTGTAGTTCACAAAATTCATTAATATTGTCACCATTATATATTTCCCCCTTTGGAGACATCAATTTAAACGATTTAACATGTAAGGGAGGTTTTATTCCCATATCTTTATTTCGTTTAGAAAGACGATTTTTCGCATCTTCACTCATACCTGGACCCAATACTCTACCCTTGCAGGAATTTCGTATCTTTTCTTTACTTTTTTCAGTATGTCCAGTAAAGATAGGAGGAGCATCTCCACCATTTGATTTATTGCGAAGAATTCCAGTTCCCAAATCTTTTCTACCAAAAACATTAATCATATAAATTTCATGTTTATATGCAGCATCTTCTGTAAGATTATTTTTAAGAATGAGTATTCTGTCTTTTGGTGGAGGAGAAAAGAAATCATGTTTTTGATATGCTCTTCTACCTTTACCTTTACCAATATACCATGGAGTTTTATCTTCTCGTAAATAAGCGTAAGTATAATACTCCATAAAATTACAAAATCAACACAAAAATATTTAGGGACTCAGACGTGCTTTATGCAGTCTCTTCTCTTCATAGTAGTTCCAAACATTTGGTGCCCATAGTTTCAGTTCGGGAGCAATTGCATCGCATAGTGCTTGAATTTCAAGTTGAGCATCAAGTTTAGAACGAAGATCCATAAAGTGAAGTACAGAACGTAAATTAAAAGATACTACAAAGTTCTGACGAATTGCTTGAGGAAGATAATCCCGAATATGCTCTTCACACATACCCTGCTCATAGTAATCAGCATACTCCTCACACTCACTCAAAATGCGCTCTAACTTGCGTTGTCGGTGCTCTTCGGTCCATTCATACTTCTTACCATTACGGTTAGTGTAGACCCCCTCAGGGCGCACGTAGAAGACTTCCTCAACATCAAGTTCACGCTTGGCAACTTTAAGAACACGCTTTCCAGTGTAACGTTGAGACTGAACATCCCAACTGGTTCCAATACGGTGAGTTCTTGCCTGAACGATAACATTATGAACAAATCCAGCACAAGAAAAAGTAATGCCAGGGTGCTCAATTGGACCCCAATGCCCTCTCTCATTAGCAAGCAATTGTTCAACAATCCACTGACCACATTCGTGATGGTTAGGAACTGGAACGTTATGAATTGGAACTTCAGAATAATCGCCCTTTCCTGCTTGCCAAATAACTTGTTCTGGGATTGGATAACCCTGAAGTTTTACAACTTCAAGTCTTTTATCCAATTCAAGAAGATCTTTTGCTTTAATTGGTTTCATTTCTTTCCAAATCCTTTTGATGTTTGTACTTCTAGATGTGCAATTTCTTCTTTTACAGCACGAAGTTGTGCTTTCATTTCTTTTATTTTATCATCTGTATAAAGATGATCTTGATTAATTAACCTCTCAAGAAGTTTTACAAGTTTCTTTGCTCTTGTGGTCTCAGTCATCTAAATCAGAATCCTCAAATATTTCGTCGTAATCTAAAATTGGTTTTTTTTCCATCGGTTTCATAGGAGTATAAGCAGAGACATCAGAATAGATTTCTGCCTTTAGAGAATCAACCAACAATTCAAGATTACGGACAATTAGTTTTAGTTTTTCTCTGTCCATATTTTATAGTTCTCTCAACTCATTTTACATAAAAAAAGGGAGGATGTCAATCCTTCCTTACAATCAAAAACGTATTATATTTTATAAAATCCTATGGAGTCAAAAAAATTGCCGGGATTTTTTCCCAGTATTTTTGAAATCACTTTCTCTTTTTCTTTTCGGGTGCCTTATAACCCCAGAGTTTTGGATTAATTCGCCCATATCCAAAGTCAATACTCTTTAGGTTCTCACGAAACTTATCCCAATACATATCAAATAGTTTGATTTTACTTCCTCTTGTGAGGTCAAAACAAATTTTATCGTCGATCATATATTTTACAATATGAGCATCATTAGGACAGTCTTTAGTGCATACCTCAGAATAGGACCCACCCTGAATCATAATTTCACATCCGTAGCGTGACTTACAGGTTTCCTTTTCTGCGGGTGTCCAAGAGTCCATATGTTTTTCTGTATTTTGTGCTCTTTCAATTACATCACCAAGTTTACTCACGAACGACCTCCCCAACTAATATCAGGATATGCTTCTGCAACAATTTCCTTTGTAATCTTATACTTTGTTTGAAGTTTTTTATCTTTAGTGAGAATAAGAATCTCTGCTTCAAGTGGATGAAGTCCTTGAAGAACATTGATAAACATAGTTTCTCTACGAAGAGAACTTAGTCCATCATTTCCACCTTTTACAAAATTGTAGAACCTCTCATATTCTTTACGAATTGAAGATCTTCCTTGGTCTTGGGATCCCAATGAATTAGAACCAAGTTCTCCCATTTTTCCTACAGCATCAGAAATTTTTTCACTCAGAGTTCCCTTGAATGAATCCATTTCATCTACAGCAGCGTAAGGAACATCACCAGGAGGAAGTGCTGAAATTACCGATTCATCAAAATTCCAAATGAATAGTGCTTTAAGTGAAGGATGCTCAAATTTTTTCAACGCTTCAATTTTTTTAGCATTAGTCCTTTGCTTTACGACAATATTCAGAATCTCAAAAACAAAAGGATTTGCAGGAAGATCGGGAATTGATACTTCTGCTACTTTTGGTTTTTGTACCGTCTTTTTTGTAGTCGTTTTTGCTTTTGTAGTCGTGGTCATAGTTTTACAAGATATTGAATACTATTAGTGGTATTTATTTTAATATTATTCCTCTTCTTCT